TTTAAGACAAAAGCGATCAGACACATTTTCTACAGTTTTGTCTCCGTTAACATTTCTTCCATTCGGCAGAGCTTTAAGTTTAGCAGGAAAGGGAACATCAAGGTTAAAAAAATTACTTAGTGGGGCAAAGAAAACAAAACCTTCGGCAACTAAACTAAGCAAAACGACAAAGACAACAAAATCTAGTGTTCCACCCACAAAGACGGCTAACACAAAAAAAACATCAAAAACAACACAAACTAAAACTAAGACTAGGGCTAAAACTAAAGTTGCACCAACAACTACAAGAAAAACAAAAACAACTACAACAAAGGTAAATAGACCTTTAGCTGGTCAAAATAAAGTTAGAGACAATATTATAAAGGGTGGTCTTGTTACAGCAACAGGTGCTTCTCTTTCTAGTCTTTTACCTAAAAAAACCGACTCAAAGCCTAAAGTTACAAAGACTAAAGTCGAGAAACCAAAGATGAAGCCAGATAGTGCAAAGCCAAAAGGTAAACAAAATATTGTAAAATCACCTCCTATTAAAAGAACGAATATAACTGCAGGTGGTAACGTAGGATTTGGTCCAAAAGGCAATATCTTTGCATCAAGCGAAAAAAGAAGAAAAGAACTTATGGAAAAATATGGCGGCACAGGATCAGCGGCAGCCAAAGCAGCAATGAAAGGAACACAAGGTAATATGGTTAAAAGAGCAGCAGGAGGGTTAAGACCCGTACCACAAGGAAACAAAGGTAAGGGTTTAAGCAAACTTCCAACAGATGTTAGAAATAAAATGGGCTTTATGAAAAAAGGAGGAAAACTAACCTCTAACAAAGCTAAAATAAACAAAGTTAAGACTGGTTTAAAAAAGGCTGTTAAAGCACACACAGGTCAAGCCAAGATGCTAGGATCTATAAAGCTAAAAAAAGGCGGCAAGGTTATTAAAATGCGTGGTGGCGGAGCCGCAACCAGAGGTATGAACTTTAACAGAGGTTACTAATTGTCGAGACTTATATGTAACTTGCCTGCAATAAATCTGTGGGTTAGGAAAGAATATCTCAGAGACCATCAAGATGGTCATGGTGAGTTTGTAAAAGGTGTTTGGATATCTTGTAAGTCTTTACCGGGTAGAGCTTTTTATTTTGAGACATATTTACCAGAATATGGTGCAATGTTTGATAAGTTACCAATAAGCGCATTTGTTAGCGAGCCTAAGAAGCCAAAACCAGATCTGCCTTTGTATAATCTACAGTTTTGGAATTGTATGGATTATAATGTAACTTGCATACAAAAACAATTTATAGGATCTATGAGCTATGAAGTTTATACAAGAGATGCGGGTGCAGTTAAGGGATCTTATGTAGCCACACTTGATAATTATCATGGTGACATAGACACAGTTGACTTTAGTACTAGTGAAACACCAGAAGAGCATAAGTCACATAATATAATAGAATTAGAGAATGGTCAGTATTGTTTATATCCTAATAACAGAACTAGAATATATGATAATAGCTTGACACCCGCAGACCCATTAACACCTGATTTTAAGGTTAGTACACATTATTATCAGGTAGAAAACGAGAATAAATTAGAGAGATTTGGAGATAGTGAAGACTATTTCTACAAATCAAAGAAAGAGAAGTAATGCCTTATTCAGTTGGTAAATATGCATATGGTATATGTGATAAGACAGGATTTAGATATCCGCTTAGGGAACTAGTACCAGAGATTAGAAATGGTTCTAAAACAGGGTTGATGGTTGGATATGATGTGGTTGATCCAGATCATCCACAGAATCATTTAGGTAGAATAAAAGTAGATGATGAGCAATCACTTCTAAATGCAAGGCCAGATAGAGTGGAGCCTGCTACAGAAAGACTGTTGCTTGTTAATCCTTTTACAACTGCTGCAGCAGATAGTGGCAGCACTGTGGTCACTGTTACTGAAAAGGATCATGGCAGATCTACATCAGATACAGTGAGATTTAGAAATTGCTTAGGATTTGATGGATTAACAGCAGCTAACTTTAATTTAGCAACAGGATATGTTATAACTAAATTAACAGATGATACATACACTATTACTGTTGCAGCATCTTCTACATCTGGATCAGTTACAGGTGGTGGTGTGTTTGCTACAGTAGGACCAGTTACTTTGGAGGCTTAGATGAGCTTTACATTTGCGCAGCTAAAAACAGCAATACAGGATTATACTGATAATTCTGAGACAACATTTGTAAGTCATCTATCAGACTTTATAAAAGCGGCAGAAGAAAGAATATTTAAGAATGTTGATTTGGAGATATTCAGAAAGAATGTTACATCAGCATTATCAACAAGCGATAAGTTTTTAACTATACCACCAGATTATTTGGCATCTTTTTCTCTGCAGATTACAACAGCAGGTAGTGAAGCATTTTTGCTACAAAAAGATGTAAATTTCATACAAGAAGCATATGATGCTTCATCCTCAACAGCAACTCCAAGATTTTATGCACAGTTTGATGCAAATAATTTTATAGTTGGACCTACCCCAAACTCAAATTATGCAATAGAATTACATTACTATTATAGGCCAACCAGCTTAACTGCTGGTATAGAAAGCGGTACAACATGGTTAAGCACTAATGCCCCGTTTGCGTTATTATTTGGATCATTAGTGGATGCGTATTTATTTATGAAGGGTGAGCCTGACTTAATACAACAATATGAGAAAAGGTTTATGGATCAATTAACAAGACTTAAAGATTACGGAGAAGCAAGAGAAAATACTGATGCGTATTCTGAGGGTTTGCCTAGAGCGCAAAGGACATAGGAGTAAAAAATGGCAACAGCAAATGCAGCAACCACCTTTTTAGAAAATAGAATATTAAGCTTTATTTTTAAAAATAATGCAGCATCTTTCACCACACCCGGAAATGATATTTTTGTTGGGTTGGCAACAGCAGTATCTAATTTTAATGACTCAACAGGTGAATCTGGAGATCCTGTTATAACAGAGGCAAACTTTGGTGCTTATGAAAGAAAAAATGTTCCTCACGCAAGTTGGACATTAACGGCAGAATCAGCTGACACACAAACTTGTAAAAATACAAGCGCTATAGAATTTCTTGAATGTACGAGTGGCAGCAATACCATAACACATATTTTTATAGCAATACATCAGACAAATGCTTTAGATGTTGTTGGGTCTGGTGGTAACGTATTATTCATAGGTGCGTTAGATGCATCTAAAACAATATCAACAGGTGATATATTTAGGATTAATGCAAACAATTTAACAATAGAGTTAAAGTAATGGCTTTTGTAATAAACGACAGAGTAAAAGAAACAACCGATACCACTGGAACTGGTACAATCTCACTAGATGGTGCGGTTACTGGTTTTGAAACTTTTGGAACTGGTATTGGCAATTCTAATACAACGTATTATGCCATAACTTTACCCGGAACTGCTGAGTTTGAAGTAGGTTTAGGAACATTAAATAGTGATTCTAGCACTATAGCCAGAACCACAGTTATTAATAGCTCAAACAGTGATAGCGCAGTTAATTTCAGCGCTGGTACAAAAACTATTTTTTGTACAATACCAGCATCTAAGTCAGTTCTTTTGAGTGATGTTGGAGCGTCTACATTAGATTTAAGTTCCGCTAATGTACATGCAGGTCGTTATGGAAGTTCTTCCTCTCCTATAATTATAAAAGTTACTGTTGCATCTAAGTCGGCACATCCATACCAAGGTGATGGAAGTGGTAATGCTTATTACTTAAATGGTATTGAAGCACCTGCTTTAACTTTTCATGGTGCAGATAATGTAACCTCAGACTCTGGATATTATTATAGGTTTGATCAATCAGATAGTAGTAATAGTACTCATCCACTTAGATTTTATTTAGATGCTGAAAGAACAACAGCGTATACAACTGGCGTTACAACGAATGGAACAGCAGGAAGTAGTGGTGCATATACTCAAATAGATGTAGATGAAGATACTCCTAATATACTTTATTATCAATGTTCTAATCATGGGTATATGGGTAATTATGCAATTACATTAGGATCTAATAAAGTAAATCATACTAAAGTTCTAATAGATTTTCCAACTGCAGCAGGAACACTTGTAGGAACAGGTGATACAGGTTCAGTAACTAATGATATGTTAGCAGGAAGTATTGCATCATCTAAACTAGCAGGAAGTATTGCGGATAGTAAACTTAGTACAATAAGCACGGCAGATAAGGTATCAGGTGCTGCTATTCAAATAGATGGAGCAACAGATGGAACATCTATTACTATTGCTGATACAGATAAGTTTTTAATAGATGATGGTGGTACTACAAAATATGTAAATGCTTCTCAAGTAAATACATATACAAGTGCTAATGCTACGGATGCAGTAAATGCTGAGCATGTTAAAGTAACCGACAATGAAAACACAAATGAAGAAAATCTAATCACATTTGTAGAAAATGCTACATCTAGCACTGGAAATGTTGGTTTAGAAATGGATGGTGATTTAACTTACAATCCAAGCACTGGTAGATTAACTGCTACACAACTTGCAGGAACTTTACAAACTGCTGCACAAGGAAATATTACATCACTTGGAACACTAACAACTTTAACAGTAGATGATATAACTATAAATGGTAGCACTATATCAGATGCAGGTGATTTTACGTTAGATATCAATGGCAATATAACGATAGATGCTAACGGTGGAACCATTACATTTTCTGATGATGGCAGCTCTCTTGGAACTATTACATCAAGTGGTTATTCAGGAACTGCTGCAGTTGCTACTGTAGCTACAACAGTAACAATAACAGATAACGAAAATACTAATGAAGATAACGCAGTTGTATTCACGGCAGGTGGAGATGTTGATGGTGGAAATCTTGGTTTAGAAAGTGACGGAGATCTAACATATAATCCTAGCACTGGTCGACTAACAGCCACTCAATTAGCAGGAACTTTGCAGACAGCAGCACAAACAAATATTACATCAGTAGGAACTTTATCAAGTTTAACAACATCTGGTAATATAGAATTAGGTCATGCAAGTGATACTACTTTATCAAGAGCAAGTGCTGGTGTATTAGCAGTTGAGGGTAATAATGTTTTAACGACAGCAACAGGTGCAAGTAAAGGTTTTGCTGTAGCAATGGCTATAGCTTTATAGGAGTAGAACATGGCACAAGATTTTGAAAGAAACTTTGCAAACGGAGTTGGTACAAGTGGAGCTACTTTAAGAACAGCAAACTCAGATGACGCTATTGTGGGCATAACAATATGTAATGTTCATACGGCACAAATAACAGTAGAAGTGTTTGTAAGTAATAGTTCAACAGATTATCATATAGTTAAAGATGCGCCAATCCCAGTAGGATCAACTTTACAGGTTTTAGACGGAGGTGCAAAAATAGTTTTACAAAGTGGTGATGCTTTAAAAGTTAAAAGTAGTGTAAACAGCTCAGCAGATGTTTGGGTATCAGCAGTAGATACGATTAGTAGTGATTAGGATAAAATATGCCATATATAGGAAACACAGCAGCAAATAGATTTGTAGCACCTAAAGCAGCATCTGTATTTTCAGGTAATGGATCTAATCAAGACTTTACCCTAGATCATTCAGTAGGATCAGATGAAGATATACTTGTATCTGTAGATGGTGTTATCCAAGAACCCTCCGTAGCTTACTCAGTAAGCGGCAATACACTTTCATTTACTGCTGCACCATCAAACAACTCAGGTAATAATATATTTGTGTACTACTTGTTTAGAACAGTGGGTACAATAAGTCATCCAAGTAATAATGCTTTAGAGGCTACCAGTGGTACGTTTACAGGTAACGTGGTCATACCTGATGCAGGTAATATTGGCAGTGCAAGTGATACAGATGCTATTTCTATTTCAAGTGGCGGTGTTGTTAATTTTACTCAATCGCCTACAGGTGGTCCTTTAGTAAAATTAGTAGATCAAGCTATAAGCACAACTGGTGGAACATTTATTGTCAATAATACTTTTATAAACAGTACATATGATAGCTATCTTTTTTTGTATGAAATTCATACTTTGACAGATGATGAAGTGCAAATGCAAGTTAAATTTTATATGACTACAAATGCAAGTGGTGATGCAGGAAGTATAATATCAGGCAATCATCATTCTTATGGAAACTCTCAATTAGGCATGAACTCAAGCACATCTGCATATAGGTCTCAAAATTACAATAGTTCTTATGGAGTTATAGGAACTGATGAAATGGGTAACTCTACTGGAGAAGGAGGAGCTTTTCATGGCATTTTACAAAATGTAAATACTACAGACGCACCTGTTGCATTTAATGGTCAGGGTAGTTTTTCTGATGAAGATGCTAATCATAAAGCATTTACTTTTCATGTTGGTATGGACCCCGGAACTTATAGCGCTTACTATTGTAGAGGAATATTATTTCAATTTAGTGGTGGTCAACATACTGGTAAATTTAAATTATATGGATTTAATTAAGGATAAAACATGGCTAGATATCATCAATTAGCAGGCGGTGGGACGCAAAAATTTACAGCAGAAGAAGAAAAAATAAAAAAAGCTGAAGAAAAAGAATGGTTGGATGGCAAAGCAGAAAGACATTTATTAAAATTAAGATCTGTAAGAAATGAATTACTTGCTGAAACAGATTATATGGCATTAGGTGATATAACAATGAGCAATGCTTGGAAAACTTATAGACAAGAACTTAGAGATATAACCAAAACATTTAAATCAATGAAGGACAAAGACTTTAAGTTTCCTGAAAAACCAAAGGGGTAACGAATGGCATTAACAAAAGTAATAGGTGATGGTATAGGTAGCTTAAATACACCTGCATTTTTAGCAAAGATGTCAGGCGACCAAGATATTCCTGATGCTACAGATACAAAAGTCACATTTGATACAGAAGTCTATGATACAGATGGTAAATATGACCATTCAACAAATTATAGATTTACACCCGGAGTAGCAGGAACGTATTTTTTTTACACACAAGTTCATATGTTAGGTCACGATAATAATCAACTTGTAGATACTTTTATATTTATAAAGAAAAATGGTGCAAAATTTTATGCCGCGAGAGTTAATCCATCTACTAATTATACAAATCAACATACCTTGAGTTTATCAGTAACAGATGTGGCTAACACTACTGATTATTATGAAGTGTTTGTTTATTTAGATGATATTACTGCGACTGGAGATATAGATGCAACTACTTCTCGTGGTGATTTGAGCTTCTTTGGTGCATATAAGTTAATAGGAGTATAGGATGCCATACATAGGAGTCAGTCCACAATTTGGAGTTAGAAGAAAGCACACTTACACTGCCACGGCTGGGCAAACTATTTTTACAGGTGCGGGGTCAGAAGGCGCAACATTAAGTTACACAGATTCAAACTTTGTTGACGTATATCAAAATGGTGTAAAGTTAGGTGATGCCGACTATACATCTACAAGTGGAACTCAAATAGTATTAACTCAAGCAGCATCAGTTGATGACCTAGTAGAAATAATAGTTTTTGATGCTTTTAGTATAGCAGACACTATAAGTAAAGCAGATGGTGGTACGTTTGATGGCAATGTTACGATGGCAGGCACACTCGCTGTTACAGGTGAAACAACTTTAGCCACACATCTTAATATGGGTGATAATGATAAGATTAAACTTGGTGCAAGTGGTGATTTAGAAATATATCACGACACTAATCATAGTTATGTTGAAGATACTGGAACTGGAGAACTAAGACTAAAGACAAACGGAACAGCAATAAGATTTCAACATGGCTCTGAAACTTTATCATTATATACTGAAGATGGTTCAGTAGAACTTTATCACGATGATAGCAAAAAGTTTGAAACAACTTCAAGTGGTATAATTGTTAACAATAAAATTCAAGGTGCTAGTGGTGAATCTTTGACAATAGAATCACAATCAGGTGGTGCAGTTATATTTAATTCAAATGGAGCAAACGAAAGATTACGCATTGCATCTTCAGGACAAGTTGCTCTTAATAAAAATCAAACATTTGGTACATATGCTTTTTGGTTGTCTGATGCAAAAAATAGTAGTTCAAGTACTCCATGTGCAAACAGTGGTATTACTATTGCTAATAATGATGCACAACCAAGCGCAAATGATTATCATCATGGTATTACGTTTGCTGGACATTATACTGCACCAAACAGAACAAGAGTGGGAATATTTTTTCAAAGCACAGCAGATGCTCATACTGGTGGAGCTTTTATAATTGCAACAAGAGGCGCAGCCGATGCCTCTGAATTAACATTTGCAGATCAAAAAGTAAAAATTGGATCAGATGGTAACTTTCAAGCAACTGATACTTCAATATCTTCTTTATCAGATGGAAGACTAAAACAGAATATCGAAAATTTTCAATATGATCTTGAAAAATTTAAAAAATTTCAACCAAAAACATTTCAATGGAAAAACCCAGAATGGCATGGCGGAACTGTTAAAGAAGATGGTACTACAGATCAATTTACACAAAGAGGTTTTGTTGCTCAAGACATAGAAAAAATAGATACATATTGGCTAAATGTAGATCCAATGGATTCACAGCACCCTGAGTATGAACTTGTAAAAGATGATCCTAATGTAAAAACATCAAAGTTAGGAAAAAAAGATGCAATGTATGTATCTGTAATACAACAATTGCTAACAAAAATAGAGGCATTAGAGGATAGAATTACAGTGTTGGAGAAAGGCGAATGACCAAAGCAGCAGAATTAGCGAAGATGGGTGAAGTACTAACTAGTAGTCAGATTGGTGGGCGAAGGAATATTATCATCAATGGTGCAATGCAAGTAGCTCAGAGGGGTACAAGTTCTACAGATTCAAATACTTATGGCACAGTTGATAGATTGGATAGCAGAATTAATGGTCAAGATAATGCAGTGACACAAGCACAAGTAGATGTAAGTAGTGGCACAACACCATATTCATTAGGCTTTAGAAAGGCTTTTAAATATACCAATGGAAATCAATCTAGTGGTGCAGGCGCAACTGATTATTTATTTGCTTTTTATAAAATTGAAGCACAAGATATAGTTAATAGTGGTTGGGATTATACATCTTCATCTTCTCATATAACGATTTCTTTTTGGGTAAAGGCTAGTGTATCCCAAAATTATTATGGGTATTTAAGAACACCTGATGGAACTGCTCAAAAACATTCTTTTGAAACAGGAACTTTAACAGCAGATACTTGGACTAAAGTAACAAAAACATTTTCTGGAAACTCTAACATTACTATTGATAATGATACTGGAAGTGGTTTAGTTTGGTATCTTGCTCCATTTTTAGGAACTGATTATACAGATAATAGTGCTAGTTTAACTGCATGGGAAGCATATTCAAGTGGTTATACAAGAACACCAGATAGTACAAGCACTTGGTGGACAACTAATAGTGCAACACTTGAATTTACTGGCTTACAACTAGAAGTAGGCGAACAAGCCACACCATTTGAGCATAGGTCATTTGGGGAAGAGCTAGCTTTGTGTCAGAGATATTTTTATCGTAGACTTACAGATACGTCATCACAATATTTATGTGATGCTTTTACTACAAGCTCTACTCAGGTGGTTGGACAGGTGCAATTTCCAGTAGAAATGAGAGCTAAACCAGCAACAACTGCTGATGATTTAGAAGATGCACAGTTTAGACATGAAGGCGGGACTAATGCATTAGACAGTTTTTCAGGTATATCAGGGGCTTCAGCGGTATATGGGGTATCTATATTTGTCACTACTTCAGGAGTGACTTCTGGAAAAACTGGATTTTTACGTCATGGCGGTGAGTCAGATGCTCCCGCATTAAATTTTGATTCAGAATTGTAAGGAATATTATGAATATTACAAAAGCTAAGTATTTTAAAGATATTGAAGAAAAAAATAATATAAGTATAGATGCTACCATAGATGGTGTTCTTGTGTCTGTACCACTAGATCCCGCTAATAGACACTTTCAAGCAATCCAAGAATGGGTTAAGGAAGGCAACAAGATAGAGGATGCTGATTAATGTTGGGTCATTCCGCTATTGCTGATTCAGCTATTTCTGATGTAGGTGGTAATTTATTAGTAGGAACTGTAGAGATGAGCGCAATAGGTTCTTCTGCCACAGTGGCTGTAGGAACGTTGGTTGGTGTAATTAATATAAGTGGAATATTTACTCAAACCGCAGAAGTTAGCACTAAAGTTAGCGGAAACATTGATTTAAGTGGTAATTTTATAACCACAGCAGAAAATATAGCTTTTGTAAAGCCAGCTATTGCTAGTTTAGATGGTAATTTTTCACAAACTGCTCAAGGTAATTTTATAACTGCTGGAACATCTTCACAGCAAATAAATTTTACAAAAACAGCGTCTGGAGATATATTATACATAGAAGTAAATGCAGGAGCAACAGAGGAAACTTTTACTGAGATAAATCCAAGCGGTGCAGAGACTTGGACAGAAATAATACCGTCTGGAACAGAGACATGGACAGAAATACAGTGAGGTAAAAATGGCAAGTACATACACAACTAACTTAGGTATAGAAAAAATAGGAGCTGGTGAACAGGCGGGAGCTTGGGGAAATACTACTAATAATAACTTTGATTTGATTGATGAAGCAGTTAATGGTGTGGTTAGTATAAGCTTAGCCGGAACAACAACCAAGACAGTAACTACTAGCAATGGATCTATTTCAGAGGGTGGTAGAAAAGTTTTAATATTTACTGGCTCACCCGGAGGTGACTGCACAGTGACAATAAGTCCTCCTGAAGCAGAGAAAATGTATTTTATAGACAATCAAGCGGACCAAAAACTTATTATAATTCAAGGCACAGGTGGGACCGTTGGTAATAACAGAGCAGTTGAAATAGCAGCTTCATCTAAGGGATTTATTTATGCTGATGGTGCGGGTTCATCAAATGCCAAAGTTGTTGATCTTTTAAGTGGATTTTCTTCTGGTGGAACAAAAGTAGCCTCTACAGGAGCAGAATTAAATATACTTGATGGAGATACTTCAGCAACAGCTACAACTATAGTTGATGCAGATAGAGTTGTGTTAAATGATGATGGCACGATGGTGCAGGCTGCCGTGACTGATGTTAGCACTTACGTTAATCAAAATTTAGTCGAGGTTAAATCACTTGCTACAATTTCAGGAGCATTGAATGTTATAGCAGGTGGAGCTACATCTGTTTATCAACAAATTGTGGTTTCTAGTGGCACTCAAACAGTAAACGTACAAACTGATAATTTAGTAGCTGGTCAATATGTTATTATTGATAAAAAAACTTCAGCAAACAAAATAACAATTAATTGGAATGCTGGTGATGGAAGCACTGCTTTATCTGGGGGTAATGTTTCAACAGGTATTTCTTTAGGAGATAGTGTAGATTTTGCTCTTGGATTATTTAATGGGACTAGCTTTTCATTTACAGAAACAGTTAAGTTTTAGGTGATAAATGTCAATACCTTTAGTTTCAAATGTTGGATTTACAGAGATAAGTCAATCTGTTTTAGATAGTAATTCTGGTATTTTAAATGATATAGCTGGTACTGCAAAAAGCAAACTGCCAGTTCAACTATTTAAATTAACAGAAACAGTGTCTGGTAATTTACAGATTAATAATGATTCATCACATAAAAAAATAATACTTGATACTAATGGCAATGATATAGCTAATCCCAATGGATCGCCTCTGACAAATAATTCAAGCACTACGTTGGAATTAAAAGGCAGTGGTAATGTGCAATCTACTCTGAAAACCTCAAATGTAACTGAGTCATCAACAAGCAACCTTGGCACCTCAACTTTTGGAAATTCTAATAGCTCAACAATAGTTGTGTCTAATATAGTTACAGATTTAACTGTTGAGAAGTATATAGATCGTGCTGGTAGTTATGCTTATGATGGAAATGACATAGACTCCCTAGGTACAATAACAGTTGGGGGAAGCACACCAAACGCAGCAACTATTTTTGGGACCTCTTCTGCATCTAGTACTCGATATAATATTAATATTAGCGATGGGGATCAAGCTGCTCGATTTATTGGAGATACAGCTACTGGCGCGAGTACTCCAGTAGGTAATGGTTATGAATTATATATAGCAACAATAGGGCCTAATACAGTAAGTTCATTGCGTATGGATGAATATTCCAACATAGGCATTTACCAGTACACTGGATCAGCTAGTGGTCATAACAGATACTCTGGCACTACTAATCATCAAATAAATTATTCTGGCACAAGAAGACTTTGGTGGAGATATGTAAGATCGGGCAATGATCGTAGATTTGTTTTTACAAATAATTTAAGTATAAGTTGTACATTAAGTGGCACAGTTTTGAATGGCGATACTCCATCATCAGGTGGAACCGCACTTGCAAATGTATCCAATAGTACTGATGGATCTTTTAATGTAACTATGACAATATCTGGAAGTAATAGTAGTTTTACTCCAGCAAGGCCATATGCTTTAGCTACTGTGAATAACGGTAGTGGTAGTATTGACACTAGTGCTTATACTGGAACTTTATCAACGAGGGCGTTCTAATGCCATTAAATAAATTAATGTTTAAACCCGGTATAACTTCAGACATTACTCCATTCAGTAATGAGGGCGGCTTTGTTGACGGAGATAAAATTAGATTTAGAATAGGATCACCAGAAAAAATAGGTGGTTGGTCAAAGTTTAGTCCTAATACATATTTAGGTAGCGCAAGAAGACTTCTTAATTGGGTTGCGTTAGACGGCTCTGATTTTCTTGGAATCGGAACTCATTTAAAATATTACATAGAAGAGGGGCAAACATTTAATGATATAACCCCTGAAAGACAAACAATAAATACAAATGTTACATTTACGACAAACACAACTACAGGTACTGAATCAAAAGTTATAGTGAATGCATCAGCACATGGGGCAAATTTGAATGATTTTGTCACAATATCAAATGCTGACGCAGCAGTTGGTGGTATAGCTGCCTCCGCTATTGGAGACTCTAATGGGAAAGAGCATCAGATAATAGAAATCGTAAGCTCTAATGCGTTTAAAATTGATGTTGGAAGTAATGCCACTGGCGTTGCTACAGGAGCAGCAAAAAGTAGCGGCAGTGTTGAGTTAGTATTTCAAATTAATACGGGTCTTGATGTTACTGTTGGCGGAACAGGATGGGGTGCAGGTCAGTGGAGCGGAACAACAGATGGAGCTTTGGCTACACAGCTTAACGAAGCACTAGATGCGAGTGAAACTGATGTTGATGTTGATGATGAAACTGGTATGAATACAGCAAATGATGTAATACTTGTGGATAACGAACTAATGCTTGTTTCAGCAACTAGCGATGATGACACGATGACTGTAACTCGTGGACATAGTGGCACAGCTGCAGCAACGCATGCTGACAACACGCTTGTAAGATTAGCTGTAGGTAACGATGATTCTGCTAATGACTTTGTTGGATGGGGAAATGCAGCATCGGTTACAGTTCCGGGTGCGCAAATTAGGCTTTGGTCACATGATAATTTTGGTGAAGATATTATAATTAATCCAAGAGATGGTGGTTTATTTTATTGGGATAAAACAAATGGAACAAGCACTAGAGCAGTAAAACTTAATACTAGAGCAGGAACAAAAACAAGTATTCCCACAATCGCAAAACAAATAATAGTTTCCGATCAAGACAGGCATGTTATAGTTTTTGGTTGTGACGGCCTAGGATCTAGCTTAACTGACACAGATGGAGATGGTATACAAGATCCATTGTTAATAAGATTTTCATCACAAGAAAATCCCTTGGACTTTTTCCCTACAACTACAAATACAGCAGGTGATATTAGGCTAGGTGGTGGCTCTGAGTTCGTTCAAGCTGTAGAAACTAAAGAACAAATACTAGTTTATACTAATAAAACATTACATTCTATGAGATTTATTGGCCCGCCATTTACATTTGGTATAAAAGAGTTATCTAAAAATATAACAATAATGAGTCCAGCTTCTGCCATTGCTATTGACGACAGTGTTTATTGGATGGGCATTGATACATTTTATTTATATAATGGGCAGACACAGCAGTTACCATGTAGCGTAAAAGATAAGGTTTTTCTTGATTTAAATATAGAAGAGCGTGACAAGGTTCATGTGGGAGCCAATACTGAGTTTAGCGAAATATGGTGGTTTTATCCTAGTGCAAGTAGCACTGAAATAGATAAATATGTTATATATAATTATTTAGAAAATGTATGGTATTTTGGTTCTTTAGCAAGGCAGGCTTGGTTAGATAGAGGTATAAGATCATTGCCATTAGCAACAGGTGGTCAAAATCTATTTAACCATGAAACAGGATTTGATGATGATGGAATAGCGATGACATCATTTGTTGAGTCTGCACCTATGCTACTCGGTGATGCAGGCAGATTTGGTTTTATAAATAGAATAATACCAGATGTAAATTTTGCAGGGTCTACATCGGTTAATCCACAAGTTGATTTTACAATAAAGGCAAGAACGCACTCAGGATCTGGGTTTACACAGACAGATGATAGCAATACATCACAAAGAACAGCCACTACACCTGTAGAAGTATATACAGAAAAGCTAGACGTAAGAGTTAGGGGTAGAACTTTTGCATTGCGCGTGGAATCTACAGAGTTAGGTACAAAATTCAAATTAGGAACACCGCAAGTAAATATTGTACAAGATGGAAGAAGATAATGTTAGTTGTAAGTATTCCACAATATGTTCAAGGATTAACAAACGCCAAAATAGACTTGACTACAACTGATGCAGAGACACTATATACAGCGCCATCTAATGCTGATTTTAATCAATCTGTTATAAACTCTATAATAGTTGCTAACGATTCTGGAAGCTCATCTACTATTACAGTTACTTTAACAGGTGATGGGTTAAATGGTACTGGAGCAGTAACAAATCATACATTTGCTTTATTTCAGGTTAAATCCATAGACGCAAATACTACTGTTGAGCTTTTAACAAAAGATCTTATTTTAAATGCAGGAGAAATTATTAAAGTGACAGCAGCAAATGCAGATAGACTGCATGTTATTGCAAGCATACAAGAATATGCTGTAGTTAGAACACCACAGAGTGCTTTATAATGACAGCATTTATATTAGCATGTTATCTTAATGGAGTAGCTGATAGAGATGGTATTTATTTTAGAAGTGCAGCATCATGTATGGATTTTAGTCAAATGTTAAGTAATCAAACATATATTAAAGATAACGAGAAGTTTACTTATGAATGCATATGCAAACTTGTACCTTATGTAAACAAAGATAAAGTGAGGGTATATTAATGTTACAAGCTCTTATAGGACCAGTTACTGGATTATTAGATAAATTTATTCCTGATGCAGACCAAAAAGCTAAATTGGCTCACGAAATAGCCACCATGTCTGAAAAACATGCTCAGGAGGCTTTGCTTGCTCAATTAGAGATTAACAAAGCAGAAGCAGCAAGTGGCTCTGTATTTAAAGGCGGATGGCGCCCAGCAGTTGGGTGGGTCTGCGCGATTGCTTTTGCCTATCACTTTATCGTAAAAGATCTAATTATATTTGGTGCAAGTTTTGCTGGTGCAACAATACCTGATTTGCCAAATTTTGAAATGGGTACACTTTTAACTGTTCTTGGTGGAATGCTTGGAATCGGGGGACTTAGAACATATGAAAAGCAGAAAGGTCTTACAAAATGAGTTTATACAGAAATATACAAGCTAAAAGAAGAAGAATAAAAGCTGGTAGTGGTGAGAAAATGCGTAAGGCAGGATCTAAAGGCGCACCTACTAAAAAAAATTTTATAAGAGCAAAGCAGACGGTTAAGAAAAAATAATGTCAGATAGACTTTTTAGGATAAGAAGAAAGATGGCTAAAAAAAGAGACCCTAAAGTTGGAACAGGAAAAAAGCCAAAAGGCTCAGGCAGGCGTTTATACACAGATGAGAACCCAAAAGACACAGTTGGCATCAAGTTTGCCACAGAAGCAGACGCAAGAGCTACGGTTGCAAAGGTTAAAAGAGTCAGTAAACCTTTTGCGAGAAAGATACAGATACTTACAGTTGGTGAGCAAAGAGCAAAGGTAATGGGTAAGAATAAGGTAGCTGGTATATTTAAAAGAGGCAAAGAGAGCATTAGAAAGGCTCAAAAGAAATGAAGTGGACTTATTTAAAAATATCTATTTTTTTTAATAAGATAGGTAATTATTTTTATTATAAACATGTACAGTGTGTTAAAAAGAGTCAAGGGAGATAGTTTTGGATATTAATAAACTTAGAGAAGAATTAGAAGCAGATGAAGGAAAAGTACATGCAATTTACTTGGATCACCTTAACTTGCCTACTTTTGGGATTGGCCATTTGGTGCTTGATTCTGATCCAGAGTATGGACAACCTGTAGGTACACCTGTCAGCGAAGAGCGTGTAAATAGCTGTTTTGACAATGATATACAAGGAACTATAACAGATTGTAAGAATTTATTTGGCAACTTTGATGACTTACCAGAAGAGGCGCAATTAATTTTATGTAACATGATGTACAATTTGGGGTACACAAGACTAAGTAAATTTAGTAAACTTAGAGCAAGTATATCAATTATGGACTTTACTGAGAGCGCAAATCAGATGTATGACTCGAAATGGAGAACACAAGTGCCTAACAGAGCAGAGCGTTTAATTAATAGAATGAAAGCACTAGGAGCATAATATGTTATCAGCAATACTTAGTTTAGCGGCACCAGCAATATTAGGACCAGCTGGTTTAGCTGTGGCAAGCCCAATGGTTGCAAGTGCCATAGGTGGCGGATTAGGCGCTTTGTTACAAGGTGGTAAAACAGAAGATATTTTAACAGGCGCTGCTCTTGGAGGTATTGGTAGCGCTATAGGTGGATCTAGTGCATTTGGAGCTAATCCTACACAAGGTGCTTTAACATCAGCCCCCGGTGTTACACCTACATTAAATCCAAATCTTGCTGAGATGGTAGGACCTGCAGGCGGTACAGGTTTAACAACTCCAACATTTACACAAGCGCTAACAAGACCAGAAGCCATAGGCGCTGGTATAGGTGGTTTGGCAGCAGATGCCATGAGAATGCCAGAATACAGAGAAGATGAAGAAGATCCAGAAATGCCAAGAGGGATGCCTATTAAAAATACATCTATATTTCCAAAAATGGGGTATGACGCAGGCAAAATGGGTGAGTTTAACTACAGAATACCAAGAAACTTTGCAGAGGGTGGTGAAGTTGATGCTATGGATATGGCTATGGATGCAGGTATTGGTGGCATGACAGACCAAGGAATGAACGATAAAGAATTAATTAGTAGCACTATAGATGTGTTGCAAGGCGAAATACCCGATGAGGATCAACAAAAGGTTATTTTATCACAATTTGTTGCTCAATTTGGCCAAGAAGCTCTTCAGGATTTAATGCAAAGAGTGCAAGAAGGAAATATTCCTAGTGAATCTGAAGAAGGTGATGGTATGGTTAAGGGTGCTGGTGATGGTATGGCTGATATGATTCCTGCTAACATGGAGGGAGATCAAGATGTATTACTTTCTGATGGTGAGTTTGTTGTGCCTGCTGACGTTGTTAGTGGCCTCGGAAACGGCTCCTCAGATGCAGGTGCTAATAAACTAGAAGACATGATGGATAGAGTTAGAGAATTAAGAACTGGTGGAAAAGCTCAACCGCCTGCTATACCTGATGAGATGATGTTGCCTGCATGATTTGCACAGCAGTGCCTCGTGAGGCGATAGATATAGTTTGGGGTGATGTTAGTGGCATGTTGAACAAAGCTATACAAACTAGTGCTGGTAAATATCATATAGATGATATTTATCATGAGTTAACAAAAGGCTATTATAATCTTTGGTTAATAGTTGATAACAAAGATGGAGAAAGAGTTATAGCAGCAATAACTACTAGAATAATATGGTATCCAAACAGAAAAGCGATGGCTATGGATTGGATAGGCGGTAAAAGAATGATGGAGTGGTTACCAATAGCTATGGATAGATTAATTGAATTTGCAAAAGATTGCGGCTGTAGCCATTTAGAGGGATACGGCAGAAAGGCATGGTCAAAGGTTTTAAAAAAGTATAACTGGAATCCTGAATATATAGCATACAGAATGGAGATAAAAAATGGGTAAAGGCGGATCAAGGCCACAACAGCCAACTGAACAAAATATAGTACAAAGCTCATTACCAAAATATTTTGAGCCATATGCTATAGATATGATTAAAAGGGCTGAGGCTGAGTCTAAAAGAGAATATATACCTTACGAAGGTCAAAGATTAGCAGATGAAAACGTAGACACACAAAGATCAAGAGAAATAGCAAGAAGCGTTGCAGAAGGCGGTATACCGGGGCTTTCTCAGGCAACTGCGGGTACTACAGCAGGTATGGGTAGAGCCGTAGAGGGTCTTGGGTTTCAATCACAAGACTTTGACTCTGCTCAAGCTCAAAAATATATGTCACCATATATACAAAACGTATTAGATGTACAAAAACAACAAGCAATATTAGATTTTAACAGACAGCAAGCAGGTAGAGATGCTGATGCTGTTCAAGCAGGTGCGTTTGGCGGCTCTAGACAGGCGGTTGCTCAAGCCCTTGCTGGAGAAGGTCTGCAAAGACAACTAGGTGAAATACAAGCTGTAGGACAACAAAAAGCGTTTGAGCAAGCACAGCAACAATTTGGAGCAGACAGAGATGCAAGATTGGCTGCTGAAAGACAAGCTTTATCTGCAGCAGAGAGCCTGTCTGGTCAATCAGCGCAGCTTGCCGCATTAGGTGAGAAAGCAAGAGCTGGTGATATAGAGTCTGCGCAGTTGTTAGAAAAGATTGCTAAAGACAGACAAGCAAGAGAACAGGCTGGACTAGACTTAGCATATGAAGATTTTATTAGACAAAGAGATATGCCAAGAGAGGATTTAACATTTTTGTCTTCTATTTTGCGTGGTGTTCCTGTGCAGCCATCTACAGAAACTACTAAATTTCAACAATACAATCCTATACAAGACCTATTAGGCACAGGTATAGCTGGTTTAGGATTATATAGAGGGTTAACAGGCGGATGATGAATGTTTTACAAATACAAGATGATTTAAAAAATTTTTCTGAAGATCAGCTAATAAGAGAAATGCAACAACCTAGCGGTTCTGCCCCTCAGTTTCTTGTATTGTCAGAATTAAATAGACGCAAAAGGGTTAAAGGTGAGTTTGAAGCAAGGCAAGCTAAAAATATTCCCACAGTAGCAGAAGAGGCTGTATCTGCTGCTGGTGTTCCTCAAGCAGGCATGATGGGCATGTCAGAGGCTATGGCTCCTGCAAGTGTAGAGTCAGGTGGTATAGGGTCTATGATGCCTAAAACTATGAAGATGGGCGGAGAAGTTGATTCCTATGCAGAGGGTGGTCTTATAGAGGGTATAGCTGATAGTGTAAGTCAAAATGCGGAAGCATTGCAAAGCATACAAGAAGCCACAATGCAAAATTCTAAAATATTACAAGATCAAAAAAGCACAGCTACACAACAACCACAAACACCTAGACCTATGCCTATACAGCAACCGCCCGGATTTACAGATAGGGGACCTTTTCCTAGAATACCTAGACCTAGAGGGCCTTTTCCCGGATTTGGCGGTAAAGGTGGGCCAATAATGGCTAGACCTGCAGTTATAGATAGGCCAAGATTTGGATTGATGGGATTTGGTGGCAGTCCTATGCAAACATATAGAGGGCAACTAGGATCAGGGTTAGCGGCTTTAGGTAATAGAATAGCTGAGCCACAATCTATGGCTGAGGGTGGCGTTATAAAAGCGCAATCTGGTCTACCAAATGAAATAATAGACACTAGTTTTGATAGTGATTTTGAAACACAGGGTGGTGAACAAACTATACCAGCAGATGAAGATCAAAAGTTAAATTTAACTTCTGACAACAATGTTTTGAGTATAGAGCAAGAGCTACTTAAAAGACAAAATCAATTAGAAGAAGACAGGCAGTTTGATAGAAATATGGCTTTGGCTCAATTAGGATTAGGCATACTAGCATCTGATAAACCAAGATTGGCACAAGCTATAGGAGAAGGTGGTCAACAAGGTTTAACTGCTTTTACAGACGCAAACAAAAGATATCAAGAAGGGTTAACAGATGTACTGAATGCTAGGTCCAAACTACAACAAGCTAGAATAAAGGCATCAGGTAAAGGTACGCTTGATAGAAAA